TGGCACTAACAGCAACCGTCCTTCAACCAATGCTGACTTGAACGAAACATCGTTGGAAAACGCTGTTATTCAGATCGCTGCTTGGACTGATGAGCGTGGCCTGTTGATCGCTGCTAAGCCTAAGAAATTGATCGTGCCCCCAGCACTTCAGTTCGTTGCTACTCGTTTGCTCGAAACCAGCCTGCGTGTTGGTACAACAGACAACGACATCAACGCGTTGAAGAACAATGGCTCGATTCCTGACGGCTACACAATCAACCACTACCTGACCGACACAACCGGCTGGTTCTTGACAACTGACGTACCTAACGGCTTGAAGCACTTCGAGCGTATGGCGTTGTCCACATCTATGGATGGTGACTTCGACACAGGTAACGTTCGTTACAAGGCCCGTGAGCGTTATAGCTTCGGCTGGTCTGATCCATTGGGCGTCTTTGGCTCCCCCGGTTCAGTTTAATAAAACAGCCCCACAAGGGTAAGTTTGAGGCCACCTGCGGGTGGCCTTTTTGTTGTCATAAAGTTAAACTACGATGGACTTGCAGCCGCGGTGGCTGCATAAAAACAGGGGCATATCATGAAATTTGAAATGGAATTTGGTTACTTTGGTAACAACAAGCTGTCTATTGAGACTAACGACTTTGACATGATTCAGATTTTTCAAGAATTCGTGCAATTTCAGGAAAACTACGGCTGGGCGGTTGAGTACGTAGCTGCACCTGACGACGATGAGTTTGATGACGAAGAAGACGAAGACACAGAAGAAGAGTTAGACGGTGCTGAAGTTGAAGCTGCTGCAGAAGCTGCTAAGACAGAGTGATATCAGGGGGCTTCGGCCCCCTTCTTTTTGGCTTTTTTGTTTAGACGTTCGTCATGGTGGTGAATGCGGTGGCAGTTGGCGCAAAGCACAACGCACTTCTTGACTTCTTCCATAGCCCGTTTAAAAGCTCTATTCTTGAGCAGTTTGTTGATTGAGGCTTCTTTGGTGTTGCTGTCAATGTGGTGAAAGTCAAACGTGGCTGGGTGGTTTTGCCCACATTTCACGCAAGCTAGTGTAGCTTTAAAGCTACGCCACTGATCTTTATACGCCTTGGCTGAGGCTTTGCTTGCAGCAATTACAGTGGCTTTATTGTTAGCATAGTACGTACTTGCGTACGTCTTTTGTTTAGTTTGCTTAACAATTTTGTCTTTATACGGCATGTTTAATTTGGTGCTTCCAGTACAGTGCCGTTTTTAAACCCCAAGGTTGAGATGGCTCAAACATTTTGAAACCTGTAGCTATCAGGCTATTAGCAGACGCGGGGTTTTCGTTGGTGTCAGTGATGACCCAGTTCATGCCTAGTGCCTTGGCCTTGCGAATACGCGCCTTAATAAGTTTTTTCTGAAGCCCGCGTCCACGATGAGCGAGTACAACACCTGCCCGACAAAGATACATGGTATCAGACCAACGAGCAGAGGGAACAATACCAGCGAACCCAACAGCTTCACCATCATGTGTGTAAGCGACATACCAGTATTCCTTGTCTGTAATTTTGTACACCACATCTGCGGGAAGACACGCTTTTTGGAGCAACGTCAACAGTTGCACCACTTCTGGTTGGCGGGTATCAACAGGGACAACGCGGTATTTCATGATCGTATAATGCCAACAAATTATGACAATAAAAATAATTGTTGCACACTCAAAAATACCGTGATATAAACACAGTAATCCGGGCCTTCCGGTGCATCAAACAGTCCCGGCTGACGACATACAGATTGATGCGCCTAACTTGTATGTAAGGAATTATCATGGGATTTGCAACACACCTTGGCCCTTGGCTGCTCGGCACTGTTAAAAACACAACCGGCACCACTGCTGGCACGATCCGCAACATGGGCGCTACCATCGTTGCCCAAACTTACACTGCTCCCGCTTCTGTTATCTTGGCAAGCCCTACAGCGCAGCAAATGTTTGTGCTGCCTGCTGGCGCTAAGATTCTTCGTTTTGGTCTGGAAGTGAATGTTGCATTGACTGGCGCTACTAACTGCGGCGTTACTATTGGCAGTGCTGGCACGGCTAACCTGTATATGGCTTCGGTCAACACTGGCACGTCAGCGGTTCAAACTTCTCCAGCTACAATTGCAGCGGCAACTTCTGGTATTTACGACAGCATCGGCGCAACAGACGCAATCATCTTTGGCACGTTTACTGCAGCTACTGCTGACGCTACTGCTGGTACGATTACTGTCACTGTTGAGTACATTGTTCGCGGTTCTGATGGCGCTGCTAACCCCAGCCAAGTCTAATTAGTCTAGGGGGCTTCGGCCCCTATTTTTAAGGAGATTGATTATGGCTAATCTTGGAATCTGGCGTTCTATATCCCAAGTGGGTACGTATGAACCGTTTGAATTACAAGTATCGCGCGGTCAAATTCAAGGCCACTCAATTGTTACAGTGTCTGGTTACAATTCTGATGTTGACACTGCGTGGGAGATGATTACTCCAGTCGGTGACTTGTCTTATGCCGCCGCCGCCTTGCAAATGACTGTGAGTTCTTCCAGCGCAAGCGATACTTCGGCCGGTACTGGCGCACGAACGGTGTTGATTACAGGTTTGGATGCCAACTATGCAGTCATTAGTGAGAGCGTGACCATGAATGGTCAGACCGCTGTGACAACCACAAATTCATTCTTGCGCATCAACAATATGTTGGTGACAACCGCAGGTACTGGATTGGCAAATGCAGGAACTATTTACATTGGTTCTGGCGTTGTAACTTCTGGCGTGCCAGCAACTATTTACAATTTAATTTCGATTGGTTACAACAACGCAACCTCAAGCCAATACACAGTACCCGCTGGCTATACTGGGTATTTGGTTGTTGCTCGAATTGGTTTGGCGCAGGATACCGGAACCAGTTTAATTACTGCAAGAACCCGTTTTGTGGGGACAAATGGAATTGCCATCACTGGCCCATTGCTTGTTACCAATAACAATATTTCAACCCAACCATTTCCCTATCCTCTCTCAATTGCTGAAAAGACTCGCATTCAAGGCGAAGCAATTGGCGGTGCAGCAAACAATGAAGCGGCTGGTTTCTTTGAGTTGGTGCTTGTTCAAAACTACATACAGGGCACAAATGGCTAAGAGTCCAGCATGGCAACGCAAAGAGGGGAAGTCCGAGAAGGGTGGCTTGAACGCCAAAGGACGGGCTTCCTACAATGCGGCAAACCCCGGGAAACCGGGACTGAAGCGTCCTCAACCCGAGGGCGGCAAACGCCGCGACTCTTTCTGCGCCCGTATGGAAGGCATGAAGAAGAAACTTACCAGCGCAAAGACAGCCAACGATCCAGATTCACGGATTAACAAGTCTTTAAGGGCGTGGAAATGTAAGGATGGTGGCTATGTAACTGCGGCTGATGGCTGCGCTACAAAAGGCAAGACAAAGGGGCGGATGGTATGAGCACTAACTCAGACACAGTCAAAAGCACGCTGGATATTGTTTCGGTGTTTGCAACCGTAGGATCGTTCTTGGAAATGTTTACCCCTGTGTTCGGTCTTATTGGCGCAGTCTGGACAGTGATGCGGATCGCCGAGATGATTTCGGGTAAACCCTTTTCTGAGTTGATTCGCAGGAAAAAGGGTGACTGACTATGGCAGCGCCTTTACTTGGACTTGCTAGCTTACTTGGGCGTGAGTACGCCTATACAAGACCTACTTATGCCGAGCAAGACGCCATAATGAAAGTTGTGAGCCCGCAAACGTACTATGGCAACCAACTGATTAACTACCTTACAAACAAATTTAATATTGATAGTGATTTATCGCGCGCACAAAATGCAATGGAGCAGGCGTCTCGTGTATCTTACGATAACGGGCCAAAAGGCATAAGCCAAGAAGAGTACGACAGACAGATGGCAGAGCTAAGTGCAAAAGTAAACGCGCCTGAAAATGCAGGCAGAATTGAAAACTACGCACGCGATCTAGATTTTGGCACTATATCGCCTGTAGATTCCAACTACGTTGGCCCGCAAACAGAAGACAGTGTTAGATTTCAACTTGGTGAAGCGATGCTCCCAAGAAGTTTAGAAAGTGTGCCCGTAGAAAGTAACTTTACACCTGCGCAACTTGACGCTTTACGTGAACGTATATACGGTGTTACACCGGAAGTTGGCCCCCAACAAGAACCCAGTCAAGCTCCCGGTGGTGGTGGCTTTGGTGGTGCTGGCAGTGATTTTATGCCGAGCGGGTATGAAAAAAACCCGTTTGAAACGTCGTATGAAGAAATTGAACAGTATCTACGCGGTGGTGTTGTTGGGCGTAGGATGGCATAATGCAAAGTAAAAAGTTTGGTTCTGGCGGGATGACCCGTCCAGATGTTCAGAAGGTGAATAAGTCTAAAACCCAACACGGGAAAATGACTTTTTTTAAAGAAGGTGGTGATACTATGGCTTCCAAAATGAACGCAGGCATGATGGCAATGATGGCCAAGAAAAAAGGCACTAGCAAAATGGCTGGTGGCGGTATGGCAATGGGCAAAGTTAAAACAGCCGCCCCTAGCCGCGATGGTATTGCTGAAAAAGGCAAGACCAAAGGTACCATGATTGCCATGAAAATGGGCGGCATGACCAAGAAGATGAACAAGGGCGGCAAAGCCTGTTAATGTCATGATGGCCAGCCGTGGTATGGGGGATATCTCCCCCTCTAAAATGCCCAAGGGCGTCAAAAAAGCCCGGCGGGACGACACCGACTTCACGCAATACGCTGAAGGCGGTAAAGTGAATGCGGCTGGCAATTACACAAAACCAAGTCTTCGCAAGAGGATTGTGTCTCAAGTAAAAGCCGCAGCAACGCAGGGTACT